AGTCCGCCCCTCAGCCCGAAAAACCATTCACAGTCAAAGTGATTGATCGCATGGTCAAGACTTTGAACAAAATGATGGGCACGCTTACCGACCAAGACATTCCTGAGATTACATTCGATTCAGGTGATGCAAAGGGCGGAAAGTTTGATCAAGCACTTCCGGCTGATTTGTTTATTACTTTGGTCGCTCTTAACCAATTGCTTGAGATGGTTGGCGGTGGAGAGTTCGTCGATAAGTATTCGTTCGATCCATACACTGCGGTGACCGACACAGATATTCGAAAGATTACTGCTCAACTTGAGCGGATGATGAAAGACAAAAAGTTGATCGAAGCCATTAAAGAAATGTCTGAAGGCGAGGATCTTGCGGGCGATGAAGGACCACAAGATGCTGAAGAGCCCATGGCTCCTGCGCCAACAGAGATGACCGAAGAAGATCAAGAACTTGCTTCGTCGATGGCATAGACTTAAAGTAGTTGATTATATAGATCGTATAATGGTAGTTTTTGACCCTAAAGGAGTTTTTTGTGAGTGATGAAATTGTAAACGATGTAGATGTCCAAGAAAGTGCCGGATCAACCGGGCTTCTGGACGATAGTGTTGGCGCTGACGTATCAGTTGACGATCAGCCCATCATGGACGTTCAGGCCGATGATCAGCCTGAATCTCCAGTCAGCGCAATGGATCAACGTCAGTTTGACCCACTTGTTCATGACATTGATGATGATGATTTGAAGACAGATGCTTTCTACGATGGCATCACAGAACATGACATTAAAGAACTCCCAACTGTTGCTCGACGCATGCTTCACAACTTTCGTGTTGCATACAAGTTGAAGCAATCAGAACTCGACAAGTCTCATGAAAGTCGAGTTGGCCAATACAAGAAACGTGAACAGCAGATTCAACACCTTGAGCGGGATTTTTCCCGTCGTCAGGCTGAGTGGGCTTCTCTCATTGATGACCCAGCGATTATACACGCACTCAAGACTACTGAGGGAGAACTGCCTGACATCATGTCTGAAGAGGGCATGAACGCTCACATCAACCGACGTGTTGCTGAAGCGGTCAGTGGTGTGTTCGCTCCAATGCAAGAAGCCTCAGCACAGCGTCGACAAGAGTCAGCATTTTATGACTTCTTGGAATCGCATCCTGAAATGAAGGATTCAAGCTTCAAAAAGGAAGTCGCTTCTCTCGTTACTGAGCGAAAAAATACCGATGCTCCACTCAGCACTCAAGATGCGTACGAAGTGGTGAAAGCTCGAAAGATCATGGCCCAGCAGCGAGCCCGTACTCAACAAGAGCGCCGAGCACGAGCAGATGCCGCACGACGAGTGCAGCGGAACTCAGTGAGCGGATCTCCCGGTGCCATGCAAATTCCCCCAGATGTCAAGCGACAAGGCGCAGCTTCGATTGCTGCTTGGCTACAGTCCAACCCCGAAGCTGCGAAAGCTTTCTCCAACAACCGCTAATAGGATCTTAAAATGCCTACTACTTCCCTGACTATTGGAAACGAACTGCTTTCCACCACCATGCACATCCTGATGAAGGACTTTCGTGACAACGTTTACGAATCTGTCGCCTTCTTGGATGCACAAGAACGTATTCACGGAGCCGGAAAGCCAGTCCAATCTGGTGGTTCGCGAATCGTGGTTCCGCTTGGTTTCGGTGAGCACTCCTCCACCACCCGCCTTCAGACTGGTTTCGAGCGCATTGACCTTAGTGTCGAAGATGTGTTCCAACCTGCACAGTACGACTTCGGTCACGTTGTGCGCCCAGTCGCTATCTCCTCGGAAGAAGAGATGGTCAACCAAGGTGACGCTGCCATTCTTTCGATCCTCGAAAGCCGCGTGATGATGACCGCTAACGCTCTGAAGCGTGAGTACGTCAAGCAAATCGTGAAGGGCGGTCAAACCGGATGGGAAGACTGGAACACCCTGAACGGAACCGATGTCATCACTGGAGACCACCAAGGTTTCCTTGAAGAAAACGCAGTTGGCGCTCAAGGCAACACCGTTGGTGGTGTCAGCAAGAGCACATTCAGCGGCAAGACCGGTTGGCAAAACCAAGTCTTCAATGGCGCTGGATCCTTCAACGCTAACGGCCTCGCCGGTCTTTACGACCTCAAGGTTGAAATGGCTGCTGTGTCGCCTTCTGGCCCACCCAACGTCATTCTTGCTTCCCGCGCTGGATTCAAGAACCTGAAGCGTTCTCTTCAGGCTCACGAGCGTTACGTCGATCAGTCCAAGATCGATGGTGGTCGCATGATCGAAACTTTCGATGGTGTGCCAATCAACGTTGAGTTCAACATGCCTGATGACGGTACCGTTACTGGTACTGGAAACCAAGAAGCATCGTTCTACTTCTTGAACATGAACGACATCTACACCCTCTGGGATCCACAAGGTTACTTCGACCTGTCGGACTTCGAGACCGTGTCGGGTGAGTACGACGTTCGCGCTGCTAAGCTCCGGTGCCGTGGTCAACTGATCGCCAAGCACCTTGGTTCTAGCGGTCTCGCATTCGGCTTGGATACTTTCTAGGTCATCATCATTAGGTGGGGGCCGTGTCGGCCCCCGCCAACTTCCCCCACTCTTCTTTGAAACGGATAAAAAAATGCCTATTCTTAAAATTGATGGTGTAGATGGCGATCTCAACGAGTACAAGCACATCTATACTGCACTTGCAAACGGAACTATTGCCAAGGGAGCTACTGTTGAAATTGAAACAGACCCTACAGCTTCTCCAGATCCAGACCTTCATGGTTTCAATGGACAAGTTGTAAAGTCTTGTGGAACTACAAGCAGTACATTGTGTATTGGTGTCGCTCTGGAAGCAGCAACTGAAGGCCAACGGGTGCGCATTCAGTGTGCCGGACTTGTTGACTCAAGCGTTACAGGAACAACATCTGCCGAAGCTCTTGCGATTGGCGAAAAGGTGTCTGCTTCAACGTCTGGTCAAATTCGACAATACGATTCTGATAGCGCAACTACTGCAGCTATCGGTGTTTGTGTCGATGCATACTCTGGCGCTACTGCTGACGGAAAGATTCTTCTGTATGACAAGGGTTGGCTTGGATAAAGCCTAATCGCTACCGGACCTCGGTCCATCTACGGCTGCTGGGGTATACTTCTCCAGCAGCCGTTTTCTTTTTGGAGTCTGACGTGAATCTCAAAGACATGATCACAGAAATCAACTCTGCGTTGGACTACAACCCAGACTTGAAGCAGTACGATGACAACGTTGCCCGTGTGATCAACCGGCACTATTTGCAGGTCTCAAGCCAGTACCAGTGGCTGTTCATGCAGAAGCGACACGTATTCCTTCTCAGAAAGGACATCAGTGGAAGCAGCACCGACACCCTGACTACCGATGGAACTCGCGTTGTAAAGCTTCCTGCAACCACTGGAGCGAGCATCAGAAACCTGCCTTCAGACATTGCAGGGCAGACGCTTGTGATCGACAACATCGAGTACTTGATCACCCATCATCGGGACGCACGAGCTTTCGTTGTGGACAGCCCGATTGCATCAGGAACACACACCAGTTGGACCATCAAGTACATCACATACCCCATGCCAAGAGATTCAATTGAAATGCTGGGTGTGATGGATCGTGGAATTGTGCAAAACGAAACACTTGGGTTTTCCACAGACTCGGTCACAACCACCTTGACTGGACCAAATCGTGGTCGATTCATGTTTCTCGATGCCCGAAAAGAAGAATACCTTCAACTTGATCGCCAAGATACCGGCGATTCTTTTGTGAGCGTTGAAGAGATTCACAGCAACTTGAGGCCCCCAGACTTTGCTCCAGTGGTCACACTGAGAAAAATTCCAAGTTCAACCACGACCTCTACTCCCATTCGTGCTGCCACTTACGAATACTGCTACACATTCACTTTTGCCGGCAAAGAGAGTCCGCCATCCCCGGTTGTATCTGCAAAAATTCCATCAGAGGGGTTCACTGCAATTTTAGTCGATCGGCTTTTGGATACTTCCGCCACTTACTCCGATGCATCATTGGACGTTGGCACTGGCCGATACAAAAAGATCTACAGGCGAGTGTCCGAAAAGCCAAAGAATCTTGGGTCTGTGCCCCTTGATAGGCTCGATACGGGAATGGGGCCATGGAGGCACATTGCAACCGTGTCAGAAGCCACCACAAGCTACACTGACGACTTTGATGAACTGAGTGGCAGCACCGTCATGAAAGGGCTGACATTCGACTCCTCGATCAGTCCATCGGGTGATTTGTTCGATCTTGGCCACTTGAACGAGATCGGGCCTCGTCAGTACCTTCGTTTTTGGTACACACCGGCCTCGGATTACCCAGTCGAAGCAAGGTACCATCGTCGACCATTGAGGCTCGTCAATGATGCTGATTCACCCGAATGGCCAGTTCAGTATCAACACTACCTTGTGTACGCGGCACTCAAAGACATCTGCCTGCAACATGGCATGGTGAACAACAGTCAGTTGTACGAACAAAGGGCCACTCAGTTGCTTGAGCGAATGAAGTCCAAGTACTTGTCTCGCACAGATCGAATGTACATCCGTAGAGGATTCGATCGTGCGATGGCTGACCGTGAACGTTTTGGAATCCCGAGTAAATCATGAATTCATCCCGTCTTGTTGTTGAGCGCCTTCGTGGCATGGATCAGAGGTACTACACCCGTGCCGAGGCTGCTGCACTGATCGAAGAGATGTCTTGGGACTCTTACGATGGATGGAAAAACGCTGGCGGCTACGATCTTGTGACTCAAAACTTGTTCGACTGGGGCCGTGTTTATGACACAGGTTCAATCGAAAATGAGGAAGAAGGGTTGAGGGTCACATCGATCCACAACTATTCCAAGGGTTCAAACTTTAATGAAATCATTTTTGAGTTGAACAATGGTGCTTTGTGCCGGCTGAATCTTGGGGTGATGAAAAATACGGTCCCACTTCCGGGTGGCGTGTATGCAACCAACCCATTTGACTTTTTGATTGACGCAAACAATCTTCAATTCAATGGTATTACTCCAGTTTTAAATACCGAAACGTTCACGATTACTGTCGGTCGAAGGCGACATGTTCCCAGAGTAAATGACATTGGAACTCAGTCATGCACCTTCGGTGGACGCCTTTACATGGTCAATGGGGTTGATGAGCCGATCGTCTACGATGGAAGAAGGGTGTACCGGGCAGGTTTCGCAGAGAAGCCAGCACAGCCAAAAGGCACTGTAGTCGTTCGTCGATACCACAACACTTACATCGCAAGTGGTGGAGATGATGCAATATATTTTCTCGGTACAAAAATCAAAAATATTGGACTTGGAAGCCTAAAGCCGAAAGGTGCAAAATATACGGGAAGTGGAAACAAGAAAGACTTTATCGACGGTAAAGTTTGCGGCTACCAGTACAAAGTTACTTTTGTAAACGAACGTGGGCAAGAAAGCGAGATGTCTGAGGCCAGCGAAATGGTTCGTTTCGAATGTGCCGATGGTCGCAAGCGTTTCGTATATTTGGATCTGCCGATCGGCGATGACACGGTAGTCGCTCGTAGACTTTATCGTACTCGTGATTTGTTGGACGACTTTGCCAACCCCATCGGTCCAGAGTTCGGCAGGAACTTTTTCCTGGTTCGGGAAATCGAAGACAACGAAACGACTCGTTTTGAAGACTGCTTGCCCGATTCGAACCTCGGAGGACTGACCGATGAGTCCGATTTGGGACCAATTCCAGGTGACTCCAAATTCATTGCATCGTTCAAAAACTGTTTGTTCATGGCTGGTGGTGCGGACAACTTGGTGAAATTCAGCGCCAGTGGCAAGCCAGAGGTATTCCCACGGCGAAACCTTATCGATCTGGGCGATGCCGATGCTGGCAAGATCACGGGCATGTATGCATCAACAAACACGCTGGCTGTGTTCAAAGAGCACGGCATTTACTTGATCACACAGCGGGCAGACGGTGGCTTTCAGTACAAAACCATTAGTCGCGATGTCGGATGTGTAGCCCCTCGTTCCATTCGGGACATTCCTTTCACCGGCCTCGCATTCTTGTCCCAGAAAGGACTGTTTGTGTTGAAGGGGTTTTTGGAGTCCACGGATAGTCCAACTGAAATTGTAAACTTGAGCACTCCGATTAAAGAGGTGATTGATCGAATTTGCCCCAGTTCTGCGTATGCATCAGTTGGGTGTTTGGATCGCGACAACAAAGAGTATTGGGTTTGTGTTCCTACGATTGGTGAGAAAAACAACCTTTTGCTTGTCTGGCACTATGAAGTTGGTGCTTGGAGCATTCGAAAAAACTACCCGATTAATTGTGCTGTTGAAACGAAAGGCGGCGGTTCGAAGATTTTCTTCGGCAGCAATGATCATGAAATGCCTGGACTTTTTGTATTCAACAACTTTTACTCATTCAAAAATGAATTGGGAAGCACTGCAAAACTTACGAGACAAGGTGAAGAAACAAAAGAACTTTATAAAACTGAACGAGACTTGCCAGTTTATGAAACAGCCCCATTGAAATTGAATGGTGTTTACTCTGGTGTTCACGTTTCATATGTAAATCTTTACTGTGTTGCGTATGGCAATGAGCCAATCAAGTTGAACTTAAAGTTGAATCGTGATCAGCGTGTTCTTTTGGATTCCAACAAAGAACGAATCCAGCAGCACACCGACAATCAAGAGCGTCTTCCGGTTTACAATGAAGCTAGATTTGGACTTGATTCTTTTGGTTTTCATCGACCTGTTGTCATCAGATTCGATGTCACTCATTTTCATCGCACGCTTACAACGGAGTTTGCTGTTCAAGTTCTTCAAGATGCTTTGAACGAGTATCCAAATCGATTGATGATTGTTGGGTATTCGGTTGACGCAAAGATGGGTGAGCAGAAAAACATACGTGCTATGACGGATGTGATCAGTCCAGATCGGAGGTAAACGTGTCTTTGAAGTTCCCTAATGTTCGTCCCGATCGTGGTGAAATCATTGAGCCAGACGACTTGAATCAAAACTTGAAACAATTCGTTGATGAAATCAATGGCAACCTGACTCATGACAACTTGTCTGATTTTGATCTCGAACAGTCAATGTTCAAAGATGAAACGTTTTCCGAGGTGTATCAGTCTTCGCTTGAAGCCACTGGCGACTGGGATGTCATGAGCAGCGGCTTTATCGTGAGCAAAGACTCTGCTGGGTACACTCGTGTGGACAGTAACGACAAGTCAATGCCACTCGTTAATTTTATTGCAGAGCGTGATGGATACATCATTGTAGACTTTACTGCGTCTTTTGTTTGGAGAGGCTCAGGTCTTTTGAATGAAGAAGAGTTTGAGGTTTATCACAAAATTGAAAAGCACTACCCTGTTGATCATAAGAAAATTTATTGGGGCAATAAATCAATGCTACCTGCTGGTGGATGGATCGGCAGTGTAGGTGCTGGTACTGTTCCTGACTCTCCTGGGGGGCTTGGGTATCATCCCAGAGACAAACTTAGCGTCGAGGCTTCTGATGGAAGCGGACCGTTTACAACCTCTTTAAAAGCGAGAGATTTCCCACAAGGAAGATGGCTTGTTGACGGTTTGGACAGGTTCGCGGTTAAATTCAGAGTTGTTTCGAACGGCAACGAAATTTGTGAATCTGGATGGGTTTACAATGGAGTTGATCGCAACTCAGTTTTTCTTACTGGCGTGATTCCTGTTCGGGCTGGACGAAACGAAATCAGAACTGAAGTTGCTGGAGCAATGCTGCAAAGCATTTATGGTACGAGTGCAGGAATTCGGGCGAAAGATTCAGACGGTGACAAAGGACAATTTTTTCCGAAATCGCTGTACTCATCAAGAGACGTTGCGATGCCGCTACCAAAATCTGAGGCTAAGACTTTCTCGACCGACGCAAGTCAGGATCCAGATGTAACCATCAATCTTGGCATCGATTGTGCCGTACAAGCTTCGAATCTTGTCGTTCAATACAGGAAAGCCTAATGCCTTACATTAAAGTTCCAGAATTTATATCAAACGAAATTATTGATCCAGATCAGTTTAATGATGCGTTTTTACCATTTACAAACATGAACTTGGATGGTGAAAATTTTATGGATCAAAGCTTGGGTCCAGATCAAATACCTGCGAATATTTCGCTGACTGATACAAGCAATATTACTAGAACTGTGAATTCATTTGGTTCGCAATCAATTAATATGCAAACTGATTTTACTTTTGACCCTTTACAGTCAACGTCTTCTTCGTATTCAGGAATTAGAAAATCAAAGGTGAATCACCCAGGGTTGAATCATATCAAACTGACCGGCCTCGAAGCGGGGGAGAAATTTATTATACGAGTCAGTTGTGCGATTGAAATTCAAGATGGTGGGTGGAGAACTTATTACCACGGCATTCCACCGTACTTTAAAATTGGGTTGGTGCAGTTTCCAGGTGAATCATCTGCAGATTTGACGGAAGGATCGTCCAGTGCTTTGACCAAGCCTCTTCATTCTACTGTAGGTCATTATCGCGTAGCGTTTACAGGCAAAGTTCCAAGTGCCTCTTCAATCTCGAAAGAAGCATCTTTGGAACACGATCCAAACACAAGATACTTAGATCAAAACTACAGCTCGGATTATTCATACCGAGACAACCGACTCGGTGAAGACTACGATCCACGCACCAACAAAGCTGGAATGCCTTTTTCTGGGTATCATTCGTACACCACTGCATACCTTCATGAGCAAGGAGTAGGTGATAATTCCACGCAAGCATTTGGTGTAATGTGTTGGTTTGGTGGTCAAAGCAGGGGCATGGAAAGCGACGGCGATAGTGGAGGCATCGACGGGTGCCGATCGCCAACCAAAGACGAGCCGGCAATAATTAGAGATTTCAAACTTTTCGTTTACCAGGTGAAAAAGTAATGCCAGCAGATCCAACAATTTTAGCGCCTGTTGCTTCGGGTGATGTCGTTTCGGCTGAAGACATTCGTGATCGTTTTCAAGAGTTGGAAAACTTTGTGAATGGCGGCATTAAACAATCAGATTTGAAAGTTGGACCATCGTTTACTGATGAAGAAAAACAAATCTTCACTACTCGACACATTCAAAAGCCTGAGTTTTATTCGATTGCAAACACCAGAGTACAAGGTGTAAGTGCCGACATTTTTTACAGAAATCGGTTTTTGTCCTCCTTCAATCGATACGTACGACACGAAATCACTGGCAGCTACAACACTGGTTCGGATGGTTTTAGTGAGAGTGATTTGAATGCTTTGTCCCATGAAGCGTGGACCCCCATCGATGGAATGTCAACGACCGTTGTTGTGAAAGGCACCAGCAATGTATCGGCTTTTGTAAATGGCTCTTTGTACGCTTGGGCTGGCGGCGGAAGCGACGGTATTGGCACAAAGTTGAAAGAACGCTACTCGGATTCTGGTGCCGGTGGCGGTGCTATTCCGAACGATGTTCAACGGTCGGCATCGCGACGAATCACTCAGTGTGGAAAGTACATCGCCGTTTTTGTGTTGTACGTGGACAACCTTGATGGTTCTGGACCTCAGCGTCAGGACAGCACCCATCGTAGGCTTTACAACCGTGGTGAGCGCAGCTACCCATTTCGTAAAACTCAGATCTCATTTGCTGATCGAGTCACACTGACTCCTGGCCCAAACAAGATTTCGTATCGATGCATTTATCGAATGGTTGCGGATAACTCAATCGCATTCAAGCATGTGTTTATCGACAATAGAAATTTCTTCGTTGATGTTCACTATAAGTGATAAGCTTTACAGGAGGTTTTAATGGCAGTTGCTGACTATGCATTGGCAGGCGGAAGTGGGGCGCTGAGCGGTGCCGCTACTGGTGCGGCTTTTGGTCCTGCCGGCATCGCCGTTGGCGCTGTGGTCGGTGGCGCTCTTGGGCTTTTGGGCCAGTCACAGGCAGACAAGCAAGCTGAAGAACAGAAACGACTTCTACAAAAACAAGCACGTCGTCAAAAGAATCTTGCAGCCAAACAAGCAAGTGTTTCACGTCGATCTGCTGCTCAAACTAGAGAAGCAACCAGTCGAGCCGCAAAAGAAGGTGCGAGTGCGGCCCCGCCAAGTGTTGCAACTGGAAACCAATTTGCTTTGATCCAATCCATGAGCGTTGGTAGCGGAAGCCCGTTTGATGCGTTTATTCAACGCACCTATGGTCGATCACAAACATCGGATCCAGTTGCTTAGGAGAAATAATGGTTCAAAAACTAACGACACAAGATCAAGAAGCTCTGGCATTGCAAGATGCGTACGCAGAAGATTTGTACAAGAAAGGCGTTTTTACTGGTGGCGGCCTCGACTTGGCAGGCACCTTATTTGATTTTCTTGGAAAAAAGAAACAAGCAGACCTTCTTGAAAATGTTGGCAAAGCTACTACTCGTCGCGGAAAAGACCTGCAAGATGCTGCTGGTGAAGGCGCAGAACAGCGTCTAGCAGATGCTCGTGGTCAGAAGCAAGCCTTCGCAAGTGGGGCCGCCCAAGCGGCTGCTCAACAAGCAGTAATGGACCCCACAGGGGCCGGCGCTGCTCAACTTGGTCGCGACATCAATCGAATCACTCAAGCTGCTGGTGACGTAAGCAAAGAACAAACAGCAGAAATGCAAGCAGAGCTTAACCAGTTGGCGCTTGGGGAAAAAGTTCGCGCAGAAGGCGAACAACAAAAACTGGTGGCCAAACAAGAAAAAGCTCAGGCAAGACTGGGCATGGCAAAAGGCATCTTGGAAGGCATTGGAAAAGTTGGTCAAGCCTTGAAGCCTGCAGATTATGAAACAGCACAATCTGAAAAAGCTCTTCGTCAAGAGAAGAAGCAAGGCCGTTTGCAGAAAAGACTGGATAAAAAGAATTTGTCTGACAAAGTGCTTTCTGGGGAAATGACCAGTGAAGAGGCGGCAGCAAAACAAGCAGACTTCGCATCCAAAATTGCAAAGTCTAAAAAGATACAAACAACGGCTGAATCAAACGTTGCTAACTTGAAAGCCGCCGAGCTTAAAAAAATTAAAATGCAATACGGCAGCCTGCTCGCGAATCCATTCATTCCCGAAGAAACAAAAGCAGCGTTGAAAAAACAACAAGAAATTGAAGCTGTTGAATAGCAAAAGACCTGAACGAGGCCCAAATGTCGTTTTCCGAAGAAATGCAAAAAAGGCTTTTGCCTAATGCTGAGTTTTTTATAAAAAGTGTTGAGTCTCGGTACAATGAGCCATTGAAACAAGCAATGGCGTACGAGAAAGAAATCCGTACTCTACTCAATCCAAAAAACTTGGATCGTGCCAGCAAGCAATCTGCTGGTGCTTACACTCAGCTTTTGCGTTTTTACGAACAAGAACAAGGAAAAACCAAAACCGAGCGTTTGAAAATTAAAAACGACATGAATGCTCGTTTGGACGGTATTGCTACAGAACGTGCAAAGGCATACGAAGAAATAACTGTAGGCGTTACCGAAGCAATAACTAAAAAAATTAATGATTTGCGCCAGGAAAGTGTTGCAGTTGACGCAGTAACAACAAACTTTAAAACTTTTATCAAAGACGTAAATCTTAAAGAAGGATCTCTTGCATCTTTGTTGGCTGTTCAAGATGTTCTTGATGGATTGGACGACAAAGATAACCCGGTCCTCCAAGACAAAAGGCAAGAAGTACAAAAATGGGCAGCCGAAAACATTATTAAGAAACTAGATCCTAGTTTAACAAATGTTGACGCTAGAAATATTGACGTAAAAGAATTTATTCAAAGAAAATATCCTGATCTCAGCCAATCACCGGAAGGAATTGCAAACAGAGAAAGAATTCTAAATCCGCAAAATAGTGCAGAAAGAACTCAGTATGAAAAGGACTTCTTTGACAACATTGATTTTTCAACTTTCAGCGATTTCAGTCCTGAAATAAAAATGTTGAAGTCGGTTGTTTTTGGGGGCGAGCTACCAAAAGTTTCATCGACTGGGCAACTGTCAGAAGAACAACAACTTAAACTTGTAGATGGCATTCCTGGGCTCACCGTAGCTGAAGGCCGGGTCATCGTTGATCCAGAATCTTCATCAACTGCTCAAGAAGGTGCCCAAAAATTTCTCGAAACAACTGGGTCGAAAAATCCAAAAATCGAAGAGTTTGTTTCATCGCCTCCAATCGTCAAAATGTTGAGTGGCAACGAAACCGGAAGTTCTTCTGTGCGAAAAATGCAGATCAGAGCGGCTGAGCTTGAAGCAAGAAAAAACCAACTGCTCGAAATTGCTGCTGATGCAAATCGTCTCACAATTGCTGAGCAATCAGTCCTCACAAATCCATTGTTTACCCGCACGGGTTTCAGGCGAACTCCACGGTATGGGCTGTTGGAGAAAGCGGCTGCATTGAAAGAGTCTCCAGAGCTTACTGCTGACGAAGATCCAATCG